ATCGTGAAACCCAGCAAATACGCTGGCAAGGTCTACATCTTCTCCCATGATAAAGAGGTGAATCAGTGGGGCACACTGTCCAACATTTATCTTGGTTGGATTACATCGACTCAGACAAGTCTGGGGGAGATTGATCTAATCCAACGGGTTCAATCTGTTGCCGCTGATCCTTACGCTGCCGCTAAACTTTACGGGCAGAATACGGGTTCCTGCTCATGTTGCGGGCGTGAATTAACCAATGCCCTATCAATAGAGTTGGGAATCGGTCCTATCTGTCGGGAGAAGTTCGGACTCTAAGTTATACTTAGTGGGCGGCAGTTCGTTACACTGTCGCCCCTAATCACGAACGATCAGGATACCTTATGCGTTCGTGTTTGACAGTTAAGCGATCCTGATGGGTGGGGCGGTTCGGGGTCATGGGGGTATATTATAATCACTAACTACCCTAATCTATAAAAGTAAATATAAGGTGCAGTATTCTCTACAAATAAAAAATTTCGCCAGGTATAAAATCACACATAACTCCCCTATATAAAAATCGAAACTTTATATACACGAAATGAAAAAAAATTTTTCGGAAAATTTTCAACTTCTACAGGTTGATCCAATTACGGGAGACTATTATCTTGTCATTCCAGAAGAATTTGTGAACGAACTCTCATGGTATGAAGACACAGAAATTCTAATCAAACTTGAAGGTTCCGATCTAATTCTTTCGGAGAACTCTCATTGACAATCCCTAGATAATACTGTATGATATGAATGTAATTACTTTCTATTATGGCTAAAGGTTTTACAGTAAAAGCAAAGGCACCCATTTCACAATCTCAAGAACAGGAATGGGACTATAATTTAGCAAGACAAATGGTGAATGGAAAATCCATCGTATTCTGTCTTCCGGGACGAGGAGTTTCTTATACCTATCTCAAAAGTTTTGTACAACTCTGTTTTGATCTTGTTCAGTCCGGAGCAAGTATTCAAATTTCACAAGACTATTCAAGCATGGTGAATTTCGCCAGATGCAAATGTCTAGGTGCAAATGTTCTCCGTGGCCCAGATCAAATTCCCTGGGATGGAAAACTTCCATATGATTGGCAACTCTGGATTGATTCAGACATTGTTTTCAATACCGAAAAGTTCTGGCAACTTGTACTCATGGATAAAGAGATTGCCGCAGGATGGTATGCAACAGAAGACGGTCATACAACCTCAGTGGCACACTGGTTGGATGAAGAAGACTTCCGTGGTAATGGTGGTGTCATGAATCATGAAACCGTCGAAAGTATCTCAAAGCGTCGTAAACCATTTACCGTTGATTATACTGGGTTTGGTTGGGTTCTGATTAAAAATGGAGTTTTTGAACATCCAGAAATGAAGTATCCATGGTTTGCACCAAAGATGCAGATCTTTGAATCCGGAGAAGTTCAGGACATGTGTGGAGAGGATGTAAGTTTCTGTTTGGATGCAAAGGAAGCAGGATTTGAAATTTGGTGCGATCCTCGCATCAGAGTCGGTCACGAAAAATCAAGAATTATTTGATGACTAACGAACGATACAATATTCTTTGTAAAGGCCGTAGAATTTATACGAGTCTCTCAGAAGAAGAATATTTTGATATTATGGAGGATCTGTCTATTGAATATTATCAGACAGGTTCTCCAAAACCAGAAGATCTTGAAACTGAAATTTTAATGGAGAATGAATTATGGCAAAAGCAAAAGGTGGTCTGAATAAGAATAGTTCTTATATTCCAGGGCCTCCGAAGAAAACTCGGCAGGGTGACGGTGACGGAACAAAATATGCCGCTAGTTCTCGCAATTGTGCTAGGAAGAAATATAGAGGACAGGGTAAAGGATGAAACATTTACTCTTTATCTCCGAAGATAAAGAAAAATCTTTAATTCAGGAGATGACCTACAAGTTAAAAATGTCCGAAATTGACATTCATCCATCAAAGACTTGTTTTTTAATGGTCTCTCCTGATTATTCTGCAATAGTAACTCAACATCTCTCTCATTCACTAACAATGAATAGAGAGATTTTTCATATTGAATCGGTCAATGTACCATTTCCAGATGAAAATATTGAAGAATATGTACAAGAGTTTCAAGATAATTACCAAAAATGGTCAAAACGGTGGAATAATTTTGTTCTGATTGAGGCAGGAGTGATTCGTGGTGGCAATTATACCTGGATTACCGAATTAATGAACAACAATTATTATACTGTTGCACTCTGTGAAAACATTCATAGTCGATTCAAGAGTGATTTTGTATCATTATATTATGACGATACTCAAGAAGACCTTCATTTTTGGTGGGAGCAACCAAATAATCACTGGAAATAAATAAATTTTTACTAAAACTGAATTGGAACAGTATTCAATGGGTAAACACCTACTCCTAGAGGTGTATGATGTTGATTTTGAAGCGATTAATGATGTGGAATCGCTTCAAAATGTCATGATTAAAGGTATAAATCGTGCAAAAATGACGATTTTGAACACTTTTTCCCATTGTTTTATTCCTCAAGGATGTACAGTAGTCATTGCACTCGAAGAAAGTCATGTTTCTTGTCACACTTGGCCTGAAAATGGTTGTCTTGCTATTGATGTCTATACTTGTGGAGAGGGAAATCCGCGTTTAATTGCCCTTGAACTCTTAAAATATCTAAATTCCGACAATTATAATCTCAGAGAACTGAATCGTTAAATAAAGATAAGGAGATAGCAACCTCCTTTATAAAAGTTCTGTTTTATTCACTAAAACAGGAGCTAAAATGTCTAATTTACCCGTTGATAGAGACAAAAATTACATGTACGAGATGTGGGGAACGAAGAAACTAATTACTGATTATCAACCAGTTCAAACAAATCGCATCATTCAAGAGGTCATGCACGATCTTGCACCCAGACATGATCTCAAAAAACAAACCGATTTGCATGAAAAAATTCGTAATGATGAGGATTATGATGACTGGGAATACGGAACAGAACCAGGATATGGAATTTCTTGGAAATAGAATAAATAATCATTAAATATACGGGTTCATAAAATAGAGGTGGCAACACAAATTACTCGAATTTCAAGATCATTCAGAGATATCAGTCTTTCATTTGAACCTCATCCGATTACAAAAGATTTGCCGATTCTTCAAAATCAATCGGCAATTAATCGATCAATTCGTAATCTAGTAGAAACAATTCCCACCGAAAGATTTTTTAATTCAACAATTGGATCAAATATTCGATCCAGTATGTTTGACATCATTGATTTTGCATCATCATCGATCATTGAGGATCAGATTCGAATTCTCATTTCGAATTATGAACCCAGAGTGAGAGATACAAAAGTTCAGGTGGAACCTCGACCTGATTTAAATGAATACGAAGTGACAATTACCTATACAATTGTGGGTCAAGAAGTTCCGAGTCAAGAATACTCCTTCATACTAGAGGCAACAAGATAAAATGCCGTTCACCAAATTCTCAAATCTTGATTTTGATCAGATTAAGACCTCCATCAAAAGTTATCTGAGAGCAAATTCAAATTTCACCGATTTTGATTTTGAAGGATCGAACTTTTCGATTCTGATTGATATGTTGGCATATAACACCTATATCACGGCATTTAATGGAAACATGAGTGCAAATGAAGTCTTTCTTGATTCGGCGGTTCTTCGTGAAAATGTGATTGCCAGAGCACGAGAGATTGGATATGTTCCTGACTCCAGAACGGCATCAAATGCGGTTGTATCCTTTGTGGTACAACCAAAAAGTACAACCAAGACTCTGACTCTACAGGCAGGATTGGTATGCACGGGAAATGCAAATGGCACTAACTATGTCTTTTCAATTCCCGATGATACCACGGCAACCGTAATTAATGGTACGGCAACATTCAGTAATCTAATTGTTAGAGAAGGAACTCTTCTCAAAAAACAATTTGTTGTTGACGGATCACTGGATCAAAAATTTATTCTGAATAATTCATATATCGATATAAGTACAATTCGAGTTCATGTAAAAGGATCAAGTGATAGTGGTATTGGTAAACTTTATAATCAGGTAGATAATATTTTTGAGATTAATTCGACATCTGAAATATATCTCATTCAAGAAATTTTAGACGAAAAGTACGAACTTCTTTTTGGTGATGGGAGATTCGGAAAAAAACTTGAAAACGGTGCGATCATTACGGTTTATTATATGATTACCGATGGAAAATTAGGAAATGGTGCCTCCGAGTTTTCATTTGCCGGAACATTTAAAAATGAAAATGATGTTCTAGAAATTCCAAACAACACAATCACCATTCAGACTCTACAATCATCTCGAAATGGTTCTGATATTGAAAGTATTGATTCTGTTCGAAATTATGCGCCAAGACTTTATGCATCTCAATATCGTGCCGTGACATCCAGAGACTATGAATCGATTATTAAATCAAAAATTTATAAGAATGCCGAATCAATTTCGGTTGTAGGCGGAGAAGAACTCGTTCCACCTCAATATGGAAATGTTCTGATTAGTATTAAACCTAAAAATGGAACTTATATCTCTGATTTTGATAAGCAATATATTAAAAATAAACTCAAACAATATTCGGTTTCAGGAATCAATCCTCAAATTGTAGATCTGAAAATACTTCATGTCGAAATTGATTCATCAATTTATTATAATGCCTCCATGATCGCAAGTTCGGATGATCTCAAAACTCGAATTATTTCAAATCTAAACGAATATTCACAAACAACGGATCTGAATTCATTTGGAGGAAGATTTAAATATAGTAAAGTTCTTCGTGTCATTGATAATACCGATACGGCAATTACTTCAAATATCACGAAAGTTAGAATTCGTAGAGATTTGAAGGCATTAATCAATACTCGTACACAATATGAAATTTGTTTTGGAAATAAATTTCATGTAAATTCTAGTGGTAAAAATATCAAATCGACAGGATTCAAGATTCAGGGTGAAAACGACACCGTATATTTCACGGATACTCCGAATTCGAATCTTAAAACGGGAACCATCTCGGTTATCAAAGAAATTCCAATCAGTAAATCAGGTGATCTTAAAACTCCGGTTGTGGTTCAATCTGCAGGATCAGTAAATTATGAAACGGGAGAAATTTCTTTGAGTCCAATGATCATTACTTCTACGAGTTTGTCCGAAAATATTATTGAAATTCAGGCATTTCCGGAGTCAAACGATATAATT